GCAGCCCGCCGTCGATGCGACCATCTCGATCAGCGCAGAGGGCGCCACGACCGGCGACACTCGCGACATCACCATCCAGTTGAAGGATGCCCACGGCCAAGCCATCGACTATGCCGAGAATTTCGAGATCATCATGTATTCGAGCTCGGCAATGACCGACTTCGTTGCTGCTGGCGGCTCGACTGGTGTCCAGCAGGGCGCGACGGGCAAACTCCTGGCCATCGTTGCCAAGAAGCTGTTCGCCTGCATCAGCAGCACGTCCGGTGCCTGGGCTGGCAGCTATCTCGATACCGGAACCGCTGCCGGCTATCTCGCTGTTCGTCTGCCGAATGGCCGTGTCATCGGCGGCGGCACTGTCACCAACGCGTAGTGACTGAGCTTGGGGTAGTGTCTCAGTTTGAAATTTCAGCCACGCGCTTTTTGTAGGAGCCGCGCTTTCCTGGCTTCGGCGCAACGGCGTCCATTTTCTCGCAAAGGTCTTCCATCGACCACAACGTCTTGGACACGCCAGCGGCCATTGCCGGCGTCATCTTCAACGTCTTGTGCCAAGACCGCCGTAATTAGCCAGACTGGCATGGCTCGTGTGCTAGGGCTGTCAGCGCGAGGCAACGCTTTCCCCCGCTTTCTGGCAACAAAAGCAATGGCCGATGCCGTCGGCGCGGATTTGCGAGAGAAAATCGAAAATCCCCTTAAATTTCAATGGGGGACCGGCGGCGCGGAACAGCCTCCCGCGACCATCCACGGTTTCGATGCAACGCTACTCATCGACGTAGGGTGTCGGGCTTGCGCCTTCAAATGCGATTTGAGATTTCTGAAATTTCAAACTGAGACACTACCGAGCTTGGAGGCAACAAGCTTTGTCCAAGGACGAACTGACACAGAAACAGGAGGCGTTCTGTCTCGCTTACATTGAGACCGGGAACGCCTCCGAAGCCTACCGTCGCTCGCATGATGTCGGAGCCGACACGAAGCCAGAAAGCATCTGGCAGTCCGCGTCCCGCGTCATGTCCGATGTCAAGGTGCTCTCAAGGATTGCCGAGTTGCGCAGTGCTGCGGCTGATCGTGCAGAAATCACCCAGGAGCGCGTCCTTCGCGAATTGGGCAAGATTGGCTTCGCGGACATTCGCAAGGCTGTTAAATGGGGCGATGGCCTCGCCGTAGCTGACATCGATACTGGCGAGGTTCGGATTGCGAACGGCGTAGCTCTCGTCGGCAGCGAGGATATTGACGACGAAACAGCGGCGGCCATCGCTGAAATCTCGCAGACCAAAGAGGGTCTGAAGGTCAAGTTCCACGACAAGAAGGGCGCTCTGGTGGACATCGGCCGCCACCTTGGGATGTTCAAGGACGACAAGGACAAGGCCGGCGACATCCATATTCATTTCGACGGGCTGCTCAAAGGCGTTCTGTAGTGGCCTTCAAGCACACGCGGAAGCAGGAGGCGGCGCTTCAGTTGCTCGGCTCCGATGCCAGGCACATCTTGCTCAGGGGCGGCTCTCGCTCGGGTAAGACGGTCATCCTGATCGAGGCGCTGCTGGCACGGGCTCTCGCGGCGCCCAAGAGCCGGCACGCAATCTTTCGGTTTCGGGCCAACTCGCTCAAATCCATCACCGGCCCGACCGGCACGCTGAACTATGTGCTGGATGGGTGCTTCCCCGGGGTCCGGGAGAAATCGACGCCGAACAAGCAGGATGGTTTCCTGCAATTACCGAACGGCTCTGAGGTTTGGTTCGGAGGCCTGGACGATAAAGAGCGCGTCGAGAAGGTGCTCGGCAACGAATATGCGACAGTCTACTTCAACGAGAGTTCGCAAATCCCATGGGGTTCTCACGGGATTGCGATAACCCGCTTGGCTCAAACAACGGGGGGCGTCCTCCGTCAGAAGGCCTATTACGACGCCAACCCGCCGCCAAAGACACACTGGCTCTATCGCCTCTTCGCGGAAAAGAAGGACCCAGACTCACGCCGGCCGTTGGCGAAACCTAACGACTACGCTTCCATCCAGATGAACCCGGAGGACAACCGGGAAAATCTCGATCCTGCCTATCTTGAGAGCCTTGATACCCTGCCAGAGAGGCAGCGCAAACGCTTCTATCTGGGGGAATGGGGCGACGCAGGCGAGGCTGCGCTATGGACGCCAGAACTTCTGGACCAGCAGCGCATACTGGACGGCAGCAAACTACCGCGCTTCACGCGCATCGTCGTCTCCGTGGACCCTTCCGGCGCTGACGATGTGGAAGACACGGATGCTGACGAAATCGGCATAGGCGTGGCGGCTCTCGGTGTGGACGGCAACGCCTACATTCTCGAAGATCTGACGATGCGCGGGAGCCCCAAGGAGTGGGGCACGGTAGCGACAAACGCTTATGACCGGCATGATGCCAATTGCATCGTCGGGGAGGCCAACTACGGCGGCGCCATGGTGCGCCACGTCATCCAGACTGCCAAGCCTGGCGTTCCCTACAAGGAAGTGACTGCCAGCCGAGGCAAGCACGTACGAGCCGAACCAGTCGCGGCGCTCTTTGAGCAACGCAAGGTCTGGCTGGTTGGCCGGTTCCAGGACCTCGAAGACGAAATGACGGCAATGACAACCGCCGGCTACACCGGATCGAAGTCGCCCAACCGCGTCGATTGGATGGTTTGGGCGATCACCGAATTGTTCCCGTCGATCATCCGGCAGGCGAAGCAAGACGCAGATGGTTCCGCAGTTCGGCGCACGCCAGTCGTGACGCTCGGCCATTCCAACATGAAGCGACGGAGAGCCTGAATGAGCGAGCTATTTGGCAAAAGGCCAAAGCCTACGCCTCCCACGCCCATGCCTGTGCCCGATGATGCACAAGCGCGAGCTGCCGACCTTCGCCAGCGCCAGCAGATAGCGGCGCGCACGGGCAGGGCATCCACGATGCTCTCGCGCCGTCAGGGCGCTACGGGCTCGGATGCTGGCACTACGAGCTATAGCAATAGTTTGCTGGGCCAAGCTGGTTGAGTTAACCGGCTGAATCTGCTATAAAAATCGAGCCGATTTGGTGCTGGTAACACCTCCTCGGCTCTAATCACCGAAGCCTGTTAGGAGGCCGCAATGACTGTATCGTTTTTAACCTCGCGTATTCGGAATAGAAAGAGCCGCCACATCAGAATTGATGGTGTTGTCGGCTATGTGCCCTTAACGAGGGGGCTAGAAGCCAAGATCGATGCTGCCGACGTAGATCTGGTTGGCGGGCGCAATTGGTACACGCTCTCCAATCCACGCGGCGTTTGCGCTGCAACGCATGTGACGCTTGAAGATGGGCGGCGCGACGTAGCCTTGATGCATCGAGTTCTTTTGGCCGCGCCAGAAGAATTGGATGTGGATCACATAAATGGTGACCGTCTCGACAACCGGCGCTCAGCCAATCTGCGGCTTGCCACAAACCAGCAAAACTCCTGGAACCAAGGCTTATGCGCTCGCAATACGTCGGGCTTCAAAGGGGTTTCGTGGCATTCGCGCGACTATGTGTTTCAAGCAAGCATTCGCGTTGGTGGTCGGCAAATCACGCTTGGCTATTTCGCTTATTCGATCAGCGCCGCGAGGGCATACGATGACGCAGCGAGGAGATACTATGGCGAATTCGCTCGCACAAACTTCGCTGCTTAACGCCGGCTGATCTATGGACACTCGCGCGAAGGAACTGGTCACGATCGGCGACAAGCTGTTCTCCTCCAAGGAGCAGTGGAATTCGCTGTGCCAGGAAATCAGCGAGAACTTTTTCCCGATGCGGGCCGACTTCACGCGCTCCCTCACGCTCGGGGATGACTTCGTTACCGACCTGATGGAATCCTATCCTGTTCAGGCTCGCGAGACGCTTGGCAATACCATCGGAGCTTTGCTCAGGCAAGGCGAGTGGTTCAAGGTCCAGACCGGCTATGACGAGGTTGACGAGGACCCGGCCAATGCCCGCTGGCTGGAGTATGCCACCAATCACTACCGCCGGCTGGTGTATGACCGCAGGGCGAATTTCGTCCGCGCCACCAATGAGGCGGACCATGATTGGGTAGCGTTCGGCAATCCGGTTCTGTCCGTAGAGGAAAGCCCGGATCGCACGCATTTCCTGTTTCGGACCTGGCATCCGAAGGACTGCGCCTGGATGGTGAATGCGGTCGGCAAGATCGACCACAACCAGCGCAACATGCCCATGACGGCGCGCAACATGGTGATGCGCAGGGCTTGGGCCAAGAACCTGCACCGGGACATTCTGGACGCCGCGAAAAAGAACCCAGCGCAGGAATTCAAGGTCCGCCATATCGTCCTGCCATTCGAGGAAATCTATGGCGACGACAAGGCCAAGCGGCGCCAGTACAAGGACAATCCGTATTGCTCGCTCTATATCGACTGTGAGCATGAAGCTGTCTTGAGCGAAGGCCCGCTGCCGGTCTTCAACTACGTCATTCCGAGATGGCGCACTGTGTCCAGCTTCCCGCAGGCATTCAGCCCGGCCACGATCAATGCGCTGCCCGATGGGCGGATGCTGCAATCCCTCGCTCGCATCCTTCTGGAGCAGGGCGAAAAGGCCGTTGATGCCCCGATGTTCGCGAGAGGAGAAATCTTCCGCGACGCCGTGAACCGGTATGCGGGCGGCATGACCTATGTGGATCTGGAGGCGGACCAGAAGATTCAGGACGCCATCTTCACCGAACAGCCATCGAGCGGCCTGAGCTTTGG